TCCTACGGTCTGGTGAGAGATGGTTCTGTTGGTACTTAAATCGCCACCACCCGAAAGCATTGTTCCGGTTGAGATGGTGATTGCCTTGTCAGCTTTGGTTCCAGATAATGTTAATAGCTGAGTTTGGATATTTGCAGAGACGCCATCCAACTGATTAAATTCAGAATCATTTATTATACCCGTTCCAATTTTAGTTGCAGGTAGGGTTGGGATATCTCCTGATGTTAACGACCCACCAGCGGCTACTCTGCCGTATTGGTCGGTTGTTGTTTTTGTGTACGTTCCAGCAGTTCCAACATTAGGCATTCCGATATATCGGTTTTGTAATAAATCTCCACCACCGATAAGACCCGACGTTCCAGAGACTATAACATTATTTGCCTTTGTTGCAGATAGATTTGAAAGTTGGTTCTGTAAGTTTGCAGACGTTCCATCTAAGAAGTTGAATTCGGTATTTGAAACAACACCTGTGGATATCTTTGACGCATCTATTCCTGAAGGTATATCTGATGCAAGTAATGAAGTTCCTGCTGTTACTCTACCATATTGGTCAGTTGTTACTTTTGTATACGTTCCTGCGGTTCCAGTCGTAGATAACGAAAGGGTTCTATCTTGAGTTAAATCGCCGCCGCCGGATATACCATTTGTTCCTGAAATTATTACACTCTTATCAGCTTTAGTTGCCGAAAGTGTTGTAAATTGTGGTTGAATATTAGCAGAAACACCATCTAATCTTTGAAATTCTGTATTGGATACATTTCCAACAGATATAGAAGTTCCTTGAATATTTGTAGCTGTTAGATTTGTGGCGGAAACAGAAGACGCAGACAATGTTCCGAGAATACTTAAATTGCTGGTTATCGGACCATTACTTCCGTCAAGTTTTAGATAATGAGCGTCAGCATATACTTGGGTAATACCAGTTCCTGAAGTTAGCATCTTCAAATCGTTTATCTGTGTCTGAACATCTGCGGAAACAGCTGAAATATAACTTGCTCTTTCGTAATCTAAGTGGTAATACTCAGAGTTTATTGCATCTCCACCTTGAATGTACGAAAGATCGTTGTGATTTGAAACGCCACCGGATGATGAACTTGAGAACAAATCAAATATAGACTGATATGTTGCTGTTGAAGAACCTTTCTGAATTACAATCCGACCAACAAGCATTCCGTGTTCTTTAACAATAGATGGTGAAAATGGTTCTTGTTCTGCTTGAGCATCTGTTGAATTATTATACTCAGCCGTACCAATTCTTAAAAATACTTCTTTATCATCACCAATAGTTCTGTAGACCCAACGGCAAACATATTTGTTATTTCCTGCCACTGCTAAATTAGTACCATTGTCATAGTGAAGGTTATCTACTTGGTAGCCTGTCATTGTTTCTGCGAATACCCAGCTACCAGCCGTGTGATATACTTCCGTAACTCTATCTAATGATGAATTAAAAGATGCTATTTGGACTTCTGTAGTTCCAGCATAAACATGAGAATCGGAAATATGAATGTATCTTGAACCGTCCACAGATATCATCAACCCACCTTCAATACTTCTTCTGTATGGTGTGGTTCTTGTTATGGATGTATCTATCTTGTTAGCAAGACCTTCACCCTTGTTATCAAATAGGATTGAGTGAATTGGTCCAGATGTATTCCAAACAGTGTATAAGTGGACTACATTAGAATTGTTGATGTTATGAAAGTCAGTCTCTATTCTGAAATAAGGTGTCCCCGAATCATAATCAACAACAACATATTTTGAGAATCCATCTCTTGGGATTGAGAAAGTTGCTTGAGCAATAGTCTTACGGAAGAGTGGACCACGGAAATTTGGAGTTGAGAAAATGGCAACTCTGAGTTCGGGAACAGTAATAGAATCCGTGGTCTTTATTAGTTCTGGAATATCTTCGTCAATACAACCAGCAGACCATTGATTTGAAACCAATGCAGAAGTCCCAAAGGTATCAACTGAATACAGCCGATCAAATGAATCTACATAAAAACTAACAAAGTTAATATCTGATGCAGATCCATTATCACGCTTTTTAAGGGATAAACCACCCTGACGAAATCCAGCCATTTGAGTAATCTCCAGTAGGACGCCCGAAGGCCATTACTAGAGTATTTATCTTAATTGGGGTTTATACTTCATACCCATCATATAATAATGCAGCATCTAAAATTGGTTTTAATGCTGTTGCTTGGATCAGTTGACCAGTAGCATTAAAATGAACATTATCCTCTGAATTGATTAGGGTCATCCCACCATCATTAGATAAAGTTATTTCTTGTGAAAGATTGATATGGTTTATACCGTATCTGGCAGTTGACCAATCAACCATATGCCAATATGCATCTATCTCTTCCTGAGTGCTTATTGTACCGCCGTGTGGTTTTAGAGTAACACACAGAACCTTTTTACCTGCAGCCAATATAGCAGTTTCCATATTAATGATGTTAGTTTTTATTCTTTCACAATCTGCAATTGATACTGGTGAACCATTTCCACTCCACGATTGAATCATCATATGTGTAATATAATCTTTATGCATTTCTAAAAGTTCTGGTGTACGAGCTTCTGAATCTGCCATTGATGAACCACCAATACCCATTGAAACAATATGATACGATTCTGTCAGTTCGTTCATACGCATAACCCACCCATATCCCGATGAAGTGTTTGTTGCTGCTATTGCCCGGACTTGTGTTGCAATAGAATCTCCATGGACCAATATCATAGGTTTTGGCGTTACTCGTTTAACCCGAATAGCATACCAAGATGGCGCATATGTAGTCCCTGTCCAAGCCGGATTTTGTGTTAGCAGTTCGTCAGTTGAAACAACATCCCCAGCATATCTTTTATTATTTGATGGCCACGTTATTTCGGTTGCTATTGACTTTGATTGTGCTATAACCAATCCCGGCCCATACCCAATACGAATAAGCATTGATGCTCCTGATGTCCAACCACCGGAAACAACTATTGGATCAGATGAAACTAATTTTGGTTCTTTAACAGATCCGCTCAATGGGTATGAGAAACCGGGCTGTCCACCAAATGTCACCCTCTGCCATCCACCTGGACCTGGAAGATCGGCCGTTCCGCCAAAAGATACCGCCGCACCGATTAAAGGAGCACCGCTTGTGTATATTGAACCAAAATCAATAATTATTTCACTGATGGTTTCTGAGTCAAGATTTCTAATTCTGTTCTGATAGCTAAATGCTGAGGTGTTTGTTGACGCTGCAGTATACATCCCACCAGCATTGTAGTATCTCCAAAACGTTGTTTGGATCCCGGAAAACAATTTACTCCAACCAGAAGGTTCGCCATAATATACGGATTTGGCGTCTTTCCATGTATCTGTTCCAAACCAAAATTTCTTTATTTGCTTGTTTCCTTCCGGAGTTCCAATGTAGCTTGTCATATTACACTACAATCCAAATAGTTCCTGGAATGACATCTCCAGTTGGGGCCGCAGATGAAACTATAATCTTGCTGTTGAAAATTTGGTTGACTTCCTGAACACCGCACCCACCTCCGACGGACATACCTTGAGCACCATTCCTTCCATCACGAACATACTCTTCCCAAAGATTTCCAACCTTCTTATAAACCGTGCCGTTATTTTTATTACGATATTCCGAACCTTCTGAAAACAAAGATGGTTCTGGAACATAGTTGAATGATCCAATAAATCCCGATCTAGGAGCATCTGAGAAAGTTTGAAGCCCTGAACTTTCTTGAAGAATTTTTGAAGCAACAATTGTAGTTGGCAGCTTTTTAGGAGCTTCATCTTTAATTGGTTCTGTAACAATAGATTCAACTATACTTTTATCAGCAACAGTTGGTTCTTTAATAGGCTTTTTGCTTCTTTTTGATCCGAGGAAATCTTTAAAACTATCCATTTTGGTTCTCCGTATATTACTATTTAGTTGGTCTTCCAGTAGTTCTTTTGATTTGTGTAAATGGAACTAGCTGTTGTTAAATCCAACGCCTTATCAGTTACAATTAGTTCCTGAACAGACCCAGTAAAGAAGTTATCATTAAAGTTTCGAACTCTAGCACCAATTGCGAATATTTGAGTGTATTTTGTATACCCAGTTCTAGTATAACTCCTATAATACGGTGTTAAATTATTAGTCATATCGATAGCAGATGTTCCTGTGTCTATGTTTATAACCACATTAAGATTTCCATCATATGCGACTGGAGTTGTTCCCGTTTCGGATAAAAAGAAGTATCCTGTGACATCTCTATAAGATGAACGATTTGCAGATGTCGCCCAAACTTTCAGATATGCCATCTGCCCTGATACAGATAAGTTTGGAGTTTCTGAAAGTAAGAATGGACCCGCTGCAGACGCAACGAATGCTCTATTAACACAAAAAATAGAATGCTGACCCTGTTCGTAAATAAACGGATTCCAATTTCTCAGATTCGTAGAAGTCCCATTAAATCTAATGAAGGGTTTTCCATTTGCAGGATCTGTTAAAACTGTTCCAGCACTAACAATCATTGGCTGCTCAGATGTTGCAGATTGCCCAAGATTTGCAGTTCCTGTTTGATCGTAAAATGTTACAATATACCCACTTCCAGATGTAACAAATGAGGTTAATGCTGTTGTATTCAAATCTCCAGATGTTGTGAAGCCTATATCTTGTTCAGCATTGTCCGAACTTCTTCTAACTCTTATAGAACTACCATTGTATGAAGATAGACATTTTCTCAATGAGTATATTCTTGAACTCATTGCACTGGTTCCAGATGTCGGATACAAAATATCTAAATATTTCGTCACTATCTGGGAATATGTTTGCCCAACTCTATTTTTTAAATTGATTCTAAAATCATAACCACTCAACAGTCCAAGCCCACTAATAGAGAGTGAATTCGTTATACCTGCTGATAATGATGTTGCAGAAACCCATGCTCCTGATGCGCTAGTTTTATATTCTGGTACAAACGCTGAAACTGAACAATTTGGCCAATTCCAATCAAGTTTAATTTCTGTATATTTTGTTTGAGATGCGGATAGCGTTGGTGGAATAGGAGTCTGTTCTTCTAAAGTCCATAAGCTAACATTCTTTTGAAATGCTGAAGTTAAGACTTGTGCTCTATCTGTAGCAGAAATTGATTTTGTTGCTGGTGCTTGTGGTAAATTTTGATATTCAATATCCCACATATCGGCTTCTCTAAAAGCGTGGTACGACCAATCCCAATCATATTCTTCAAATATTTCAATACAATCACGAAGCCAAAGATTTGCTCCGCTGGTCCATCTTGGAGTTGAAAATTCACCAATATAAATCGGCACATTATATGTCAATTGGAAGTCTCTAACTGGTTGAAGAAGATTTGCCAAATATGCTTTATCCAGAGTCTGACCATTTATCTGCATTCCTGGGTAGGTTCCTGTCAAATTTGTAACCGTTGTATATTGAGCTGGCAGATACATATGAGAAGTGTACCAAATATTAGTCATTGTCAACATTGGTTCAACATATCTAAACATATTTGGATTAGTATATCCATTAACATCAACAATTATTTTCTTGGTATCATCAATCTCGGTTGTCGCAAGAATAAATTCTTTTTGTAATGACCAATATGTTCTATCTAGTGGGCCATTTGCAGATAATGTGAACTGGAATGGCTCATTTATTATTTCATATCCCCAAACAGATGGGTGGTTTTTATATCTATTAACAATTTCTTTCCAAATGATAAGCATGTTATCATAATAATACTGATTAATCACGCCTGCCGGATTTATTATTCCTGGAACAGATGCTCCAAAAGGATGGTGCATATCAATAAGAATTTTTATTTCGTTCTGCTTTGCCCACAGCAAGCAATCATCAAGTATTTTCAATTTCTTTTCAAGCCAAGTTCTGTACGATGCTAGGTTTGTTGCCGATAAAACAACACCATCTGCCGCGGCACCATTTATTTGGTATCGCATAAAGTTTGCACCATAAACATTCTTCATATCCATAATATCAATTTGTTTTGCGTTTGTTGGCGTCATAAATCCACGAACCATAGGCTCTGTTCGTGTGGCAGATATTGTGTATGGTGTTCTAGTTTGCGATTTTTCTATCTGAGATATACTAATTCCTCTAAAATAACAAGTCCCAGTACCTGTAGCATTAACTGCTTGAAAGCTAATAACTGCATTTGTGCAGTCAATATTTTTGGGCATTTCAAACACACCTTCCGCAAGCGTCCAGTCATATGTACCAGATGTAGTTACAATAGTCGAAGGATATATATTTGCGGATGTTGTAGTATCATAAACTCTAAGATATACTCTTGGATTTCCCGATAGGTTTTCTGCTTTGATATAACATCTTATAGAAACATAAGCACCGTCAACCATTTTAAGTTGTGGATATGGACCAATAACAAAACTGTTTGAGTCTGGATTCGTTAGTCTAATGCAATCATATTCACCAACAGCTGAACTCTTTATATGTGATGCGAAAGGCTGACTTACGTTTATCTGTGGATCAACACTTAAATCAAGATTGAATAGTGATTCTCCAATTCTTGCGCCACCACCAAATACTTGATTATATGTGTTGTATCTAATCATTACCCACCCGCTCCACCAGTTATATTGCAGTAACCAGGCCCTATTCCGTATATTGAAATATGGGTATCAGTTCCAAATGATTGGGTTTCAATAACACCTGCAATAACCCTCATATCAGATCCGGTTGCAGGAGTCATTGCAGAGGTTCCGGTTTTGTATGCAAATGGCCCAATTCCTGTCCAAACAAGTCTCTGAGAGGTACCCAAAGGCATTGCTGAAGTTGTCGCAGCACCAGCACTAATAGTCACATTTATAACTAATGGATTGTTTGATCCATCTTTGTTTGGTTTAAAAAGTCCCACGGACCCCTCCTCTACAATTGCAGAATTGACACTCTGTATGCCTTGAAAATTTTTTTCAAGTTTCACATTCCCATTACTATCAATATATGTTATCCAAAAAGTGATACCATCATTTTCTATGTTGAGAACTTGGCAGGATTCACCATTTACATTTGCGGTCATGCTCATGCTACAACCGCTTCTGTTGCTAAAATAATTCCAGGAACATACATATATTTTTGAGTTTTTACGTTTCCGGAACCATCGACGTATATTACGGTGATGTTAATCCCATCAACTTTTATGTTGATTATCGTTCCGGTTTCACCACCAACATTCGCAACAACTGAAATCATAGTTTGCTCCTATCATTAGTATTTATTTATCGTAGACTCCGGCTTCCATTCTTTCAAGTAATGAGTAATATCCATCGTTATTACCTGTTCCTGGAATTTCTGTCAAATGGTCTTTAGCAATTCTCTCCGCAATTACTTTGTTTGCAGTGTGTTCCATTTCAACTTTAATACCCATAGCCAATTCTTTGGAATCTAGTTTAACTTTTCTGCCCGATTCGTTATATCTTCCTTTATTGAAAAATGATGTTAGCAAATCAAACGCTGTCTGGTTGGCATTATCTCCTAAAGACTCAATCTCTTCAATTGTTACGTTTTCATTCTTTGTGAATAAATCAATAACTTTTTCTTCTAATGTTTTTTCTTTAGCTTCTTTTAAGTATTGCGAGAATTTCATTTGTCTATTCCTGATTTAACTATGCCTAATTTCTTCTCAACAAAACTAACAGTCTGTTCAATAATCATATCAACATCGGAATACTTAGTCATGAAATATTCCAAATAATCATCCAAAATATTCTCATTCTCTTTTAATCCATTCATCCTATCAACGATTTCCTTAATTCTACGAGCTAATTCTTTTTCAGAAATGTTATTATCGGTAGAATCTGTCTCCGACTTTTTATATTTCTTCTTAATATCTTTTGATGGGAATCTTCTAATAGGTTCGCCTACACGAGAATAATATTGATACGATCCCATGGAAGTTGTGTTAATTGCTGGAGCTTCCGAAGCCGTTCCTTCTCCACCAGCATCTCCACCACCTTCGTCTTCTTTAACAACTTTAGGAGTATCTAATTTCAATATCTTTTTTAATACAGAAACTACCAAAGCATAGAATCTATCCGAATCATCTTCTGGAGTTAATTCATATTTCTTTTTAACAAGCTTCTCGGATTTGTTCCACAATCTCTCAACTTTTTTAACTGTAGTATCTGCTTTCTTAGCAAATGAACGCATTATAGGATTCGGCATTATTCACCAACCTTTGTGTAAGAAATCTTATCATCCCCTAGTAGTCTTCCATATGTATATTCAGATGGAGGTGTTGCTGAAGTATCCATACCCGACGTATAATATACTTCTTTATTAACACTGTCATTGTTATACCAGTAATTTGTTTTTATATATTTGATTATATAGTCTTGAGACACTGGACGATACATATAACCATCTACTGTGAAAGTCATTGTAGAATTGATATAACGGCTATCCTCTTCGCTCATTTCTTGTGGATAGTCGTAAGAAACATCCCCAAGTTGAACCTTCATGTTTCTTTCAATGTTTAAGAAAGAAAACTCCTTAACTCTTAGATGTAGTGCCGGGTTAAATGCTGGTAATATGTTTTCTAAAATCTGAGAATTATCACTCATGGATTCTGTTTTAACTTGAACTGTGAATGTAAATGTGTAAGGAACTGGTTGAACATCGCTCCAGAATTGGTCGTGTGCTGATAATAGAGCAGAGTCATAAAATTGTCTAAGTTCACTAACAGATGCAGCTCTATCCGAATCATATGAAATGGTTGTTAACTCTACTTGAATTGAAGGAAATGAAGGATAGTATTTTTTACCAGATTCTCTCTGCATTTGAAAAAGATAATACTTCTCAGCCGGACCAAACTTAACAGGAACATCAATTATTTTTACAACATTTCCCAAAGCATCATAACGATAACACTTGATTGAATTAAACATATCAAGCAATGCTATTGTTATGTTTCTAATTTCATTCTTATAAAAATAAGTCTCTAACATTATTCATCATCCATTTTCAAAATCTCTAATAACTTTGAACGAATAAATCTCAACTCAGTTATCTGCTTCTCAAATTCTTCTATTTCCGAATCATCAATCTGTTTTGCTTTTCTTTCTAATAGTTCAGATGATTCAGTTATTAAACCTTTCACCTCTTCTACTAATTCAGAAACAAAAAGAGAATCTCTACTGAAAGAAGACTCTCTTAACAAATATAAAGTTTGTGAATAGTTTTTCATCTAACTATTTATTACAACAATAGGTCAGCATGTCCTGTCATTTCTGGTTTGAAATTCGAAACAGTTGCTCCACCAGAATAATTAGAAGATGGGATAGAATTTGGAACATAAGTATCCGGAATTCCATCCAAAATCAAAGAAGCGTGAGAATTCAAATCTCTTGGAATTCTTGTCTTTTGTTCCGACATCATTTCACTAAGAGGCGATTTCTTCTCACCTTTCTTTTTAAATTTAGAAACTTCATTCAATAGATCACATACAACTGAAATAGTTTCTCTATCCCCATCTTTAGCCAACTTAGCAACAAGCGTTTCAATCTTTTCTAAATCCATCATTCACCTTTCTTAATTATTAGACCAATTGTTGAATGGGTCTTTAGGAGAACACTCTGTAGCTCCAGGAGAATACAAAGCATTTCCTTTCTCATTATTTACCCATTCACCAATGTTAAATATATCACTCTTATCAACATATTCCGGCAAACTTCCCATTGAAGCTGAAGTGTCTGGATTAACACTTTGATGCTTGTCAACATAAACACGAACTGTCAAATCCCAAGAATGCTTCGCTTGTAAGAATTGCTCCTCTTCAGCTTTAACAGATAATACTTCGTAATAAACATCGTTATACTGACTACGAACCAAATCACCAATCTTAGGAAGATAATTGTCCGTAGAGGCCGCAGCAAAATGTCTCTTAGAAATGTAAATATGAAACTTATCAATCCACAGCTGACCTTGAGTAGAAAATGTTTTTGTTTCTCTAGGAAGGTCAAAATAAGCCATAACTTCAAACGAACGCTCAATCTGCTGACTCATATCTTCACCAAAAATCTTGTCATATGAGGTATTAACAGAAACTGGGAAATAAGAACAACACACACCATTAAGGTTATATGACTCAGTAATTAGCAAATCATACAACTTTCTCTCATTATCATACGCAGATGAAAAATGATTGAATTGCCAAATGGGATCGATGCGAGGAAAATCGTTGAAATTGGCCATACCTGTATTTAGATTTTATTCTTTCTGGATTCTTTTATCTTAGCGCCTTCTAATCCATTATGAGATTCATTCAAATCTAATTTAGTTGCTATTTCTAATAGTGTTTGGTTAGACGAAATCACATCCCATAATATAGTATCTTGTTTTGATAAGTTTTCAGATGCAGGAATCCACCGAAGATTTTCAGGAAGATGGGCTAATCTGATATGTTCATTATTATTGAAATCAAATAAGGCTATCGGAATAATATGGTCAAGTTGATAGTCTGGAGAAGGTCTGTCTCCAATATGAGAATATATTAAAGAAAAATCTATCCCATATGCTTTTGTTGGAAATTCTTTCTTCTTGCCTATTTGTCGGAATGAATCTCTAATAGAACTTCTAACCAATTTCTTTATACGATATTCCGAATCAGTTTTCATACGTTCCGAATCTCGTTTGTATTCTTTTGATCGGTCTCTTGGTGTTGAATCTCGTTCCTGTTTCAAACAATCTTTACATACACCACCATATCCTGTTTTAGATTTAACCTTTTTGACAAATTTAGATATTGGTAATGAATTATTACATCTAAAACATGTTTTAAAATCTATAGAAACTTTGTCTCTATATTTCATAACATCATTATGTATTTTATTCATTGTTGATATACATTCTTTACACTTAGTTTTATTCATTTCAGCAATCGTCTTAATTTGCGAACATTCAAAACATTGACAAAATCCTTCTGGTGGTAAGGTCTTACCATTTCTACGAAATATTTCTTCTTTAACCAACCTCCTCCTAATAGTTTGACACTCTGGACAAACTCTTCCATATTTTGTTATTTTAAATATATTCTTTGGCTTTATTTCTTTACAATGAGGACATTTCCTCATATCATCCGATATAGTTTTAACACTAAGTCCTTTCTTATTTCTCTGATTATCAATCTTGAAACAATCACGGCATTTTGAGTTTAAACCACCTTTAATATTCTTACAAACACCATATTCTGATACATTTTTTATTTGCTCACATTTAATACACCTTTTCATACCAACCGGAAGTACAATATCTTGCTCAAATAACTCTTTTATCAACACCGCCAAATTAGCAAGGTATTCTTTCACGGTTTTACGACTACACTCAATACATATAGCTTTTAAACCATCTTTATTTTGTATATTATTCTCAAAAGATGTTATTGGTTTTATATCTTTACAATTACAACAAACTTTAAATCCAGGTTCTACAACAACTTTAATTTTTTCGTTATAAAGCCGACCTTTATATTCATCAGCACATTCATTACACCAATCCAAAATTGTGTTATTATATTTATAAAACTCCACGATTGACTTTGTTTCATGACACCGTTTACAAATTTTCGTTTCATTACAGTTTTGACACATTTATTTTCTTTCTGAAATATATTTCTAAAAATTAGCCGACAAGAAAAATTGGCGGAGATCCTTCCATGCGGATAGACTCGATAAGTTCCTTTTCTTCTTCAATTCCTTCTTGACGTATTTCCTGGCCAGTTATCGAACCGGAGCCGGGTAAAGAAATTGAGTATTTCGAAAGCGTCCTTCCCCAAATTTTCTTAACTTTAGCAATAGCCAATTTTTTAACAAGCGGATGATTGTAAAGATTGATTGCTGATTCTTTTCTAAAAACCATCAAAATTCCAACATCATCTTGGTTTGGAGTTGGACGAACTTTCAACATTTGTGACCATTCGGAATAATCACAAACATATCTGCGCTGAAACATTTCTTGAATTTCTGACAAATACATCATCTGAATTTGATAATTTCCCAAAACTCCAGAACCACCAAGACCAGCAGCACCACCATTTCCTGTCCCACCTGGATATTGTGTTTGGAATTGATTGTAAAGAAGCATATGTGTTGGTGAGAATAAGGTGTTGATGTTATATATTCCATTAGTCAACTGAATATCAAGAACCGAATCAACACCCAAGCCGGATAAGCTATATGCTGAAACTCCTGCGCTCAATGTTATAGCTAAGACATCTCTAACATTACCTTCGTCATAATTATAACGTTGAAAATCTTGGATAGCATCGTAGATACAATCCGTCACATTGATGTCTGCAACCTCAACATTTATTACCGGATTTCCAAGCATTCGTTTAATATAACTTATAAACTCAGCTTCGTTAGTTATCAATCCCATCATTCACCTCTTAAAATTTTAAATCTTTGAACTTAGAATCGTTCTCTTTCTTCTTCTGTCTTTGAAGTTTCCGCTTTTCTGCTGACGATACTTCTCCTTCATAAACCTTCGGCCTTCCCTTTGGTTTCTTTTCTACAACTTCCTCTTCAACTAAAAGAACATTTTCTCCATTCATTATTTTAGAAATGGTTTCTTTAGCTTCTATAATATCTCCACTTTCTTCACTAACAGGAGAATGTAAATCACCACTCATGTTAAATTCCGAAACAATCTCACTTTGAATGTCCTCTACAAACAATTCAACATCCTGAGATTCTGTCAATACTGGTTTTAAGTAATTGTAATACATCTTTCCTAAAGCTTCTGGTAAATCCATAACTTCTCCAGGAAGCAAAATCTTCATCTCACCAGTCAACTGATTCTTCATCTCAATAGGATACACTCTAATATTTTCAAACAGCATTCTTCCACCTTTCTTCTATCTCATCTAATGCGGAAGTGATTGTTTCATAATCCTTCCTATTATATGTATTAAGATTGTCCCTGATAAATTTAATACAACCAGAAACATCGTCCTTGGAAAATTGAAGACAATCAAACCAAAACTTCAGAAACTTCTTCCGTGATTGGTCCGATGATAACTTTGGCGTAATGTGCGTGAGAAGATTTAATACTTTTCTAGTGTCAAATTTTGATTTAGTTTGTTTAGATGAATCGTTTGAAGAATATCCCTTAGACATTCTACCAAATTTTCTCTTCTCTTCTTCAGTTGGAATATATTTATCGTCGTCCATGAATGTATTTATTAGAGACTTGTTAAAAGATAGATTTATACTCCCCTAAAATTGTATGTTATTATATTTTCAAAATATCTATTAGAAGTATTGGTATCCGAAAATATTATTTGGTCATATGTAGGTGGGAAAATAAAATCACGACGAGCAATTTCTTTGATAACTTTTCCTTTGATAGATAATAAATAAACTTCATCTCTTGTTACTATAAAATACGGATTATCAAATGGGGAATATGTTCTATATAGCGTATATCCTTTTTGATTGCCCAGTAAAGCAACTGGAAATAAACGACGGTTTAAATATGATGGCAGTTCTGGTAAATCACTTGATGGAATATAAACTTGTTTCATAAATTCTCCTTAGTAGGTATACGAAGATATTCACCCTCTGAGTATGTATCTAAATCCAAACCAATTTCTTTACAAATCCATTCTAAATTATGCGAACGAATTAACGATGGGTAGATTTTGTGCCTCTTAGAACAATTCTCTTCATACTCTAACCACCGAAGATTTGTCGGATGGTAGCATAATTTTGGGTGTTCTGGGTTTGTAAAATCAAAAGCTTCACATGGAATTATATGGTCTATTGATGATTTTGTCAACTCTGATGGTGCTATTCCTAAATGTTCTATACAAGCATCCCAACTTACACCATACTCATTTGTTTTCTTCTTTTTTGTCCCATTCATAAATTTAGTTAAACTTGTTCTGAGATTATGTTTCGTCTTATAATTTGGGTCTGTGTCGTATTTTATTTTTTGTTTAGCATTTCTTATAGGTTTATACGCTTGAACGTATGGTTTATTTGTTTCTTTATACTTGTGTTTATTATTTTGAAACTTTTTAGCTTGAGCTATTTTAACTTTATCCTTATTTTTGGTAACATATTCTTTCTTATAAGCCGCATCACAATCTCTACATTTTACACACCTCCCAAAAATATGTTTTTCAGCTTTAATAAATTTATCAACTTCTAATTTTTGTTCACATTTACAACACCATTTATGTGTTGGTGGAATATTATTTTCAACATAATAGACTTTCAACTCTTCATTTAACTTACGAACTTTTGTGTTTTGTTTGTATCCTTTGGGCATGTAGTTTTCCTTTACTGGTCTTACTATTATTTTAACCTTGGAAATTTTGTTTGTGTAATTATAAAAATGAAAAAGGAGAGATGTTGCCATCTCTCCTTAACTTTACATTATCAAGAACTAACTATTAAGCACCAAGAATGGTATCAAGATTGGTGATAGTAGCGAGTCTGTAGTAACGACCCGAACCAAGCAAATTATCAGTAATTGCAAAACGTGACATTACACCGATACGAACACCAAAAGTATCTGGATCGATTGCACGATTGAATAGACCAGTGATGTATGGGCTATAGATAAGTCCACAATCAGAAATTCCTGGACCTTTATATCCAACTAACGCATAGTCTACTGGTGCGAAACTATCTCTGAAAACTTTAATTGTGCCATTTATTGAACCAACCTCAGCCATTGTGTGCGAAGCATTAATGTCTGAAGTGTTTGCGGTAAACTGAGGACCAGCGGCCTGTAGAGCGGTAGCAACGCGAGGGGAAACAACGCAGAAGTTACCTGCACCACGGAAGGTAGCGGTAGCGATATCGTTAGACATCTTGGTAATCAGATTTACGATTGTCGCAAACTTTTCTTGTGACCAACGACCATCGGCGGCGGAAACGTTGAAAGCGATAGGAGCTGCGCCACCATTAGAGGTGTTTACAGCGGCCTGGATCATACGACCAAGGATTTCGCGATCAAGTTCAGCGGTGATTTCGTAGTTTAGGATGTTCAACATTTCGCGTTCAATCTCAATACCCTGCATAGTCTTTAGGTCTTGTGCGGATTCGAGAGAGAAAGATGCGCCTAGCTTACGGGTCTTAGCTTCAATAGCAACCTTATCAAGGAATAGCTTCATTGAAGGCATGGTCTTTGCACCAATGCTCCAAGCTTCAGCAACAGAAGTAGCTGCACCTGTTCCAAACTGTCCAGCGGTAGCGGAGTTTGAGAAGTTGTAGATAGCAGTTAGAGCGGTTGATAGAGCGGAGTTTGGGGTAGAACCAGTGTAACCTGAGTATTCGCCAACTTTCTTGAAACCAGCTTCATACTGATCGGATCCGCCATTGAAAGCGGTTAGGCCAGGAGTTGATCCGGTTGGAGGAACGCCAGCAACGTCATAAGCATAACGTAGAGCGTAAGCGAGTCCAAGAGGAGAATTTAGAGCCTGAACACCAACGACCTTGTGTGCGAATAGGTCAGGGAAAGAGCGACGAACGAGAGCAAGAGCGATAGGGCTGAAACGAGCGCCTTCACCAGAGTTAGAACCGAAGTTAGTGGTGGTGATAGCGTCTTCGTTTAGTTCCTTGCGGATGTCCATACGTTCTTGGTTTTCGAGAAGAACGGCCATATTTTCGCGAACATCGGATTCTGAAATATTTGAGACAGATAGCTTGCCTGGAGCCTTTAGCCACTTCTCGTATGCTTCTTTGCGATCAAAATTATCCATTTTTAGTAATCTCCTTTAATGGTAAAAGTATTTATAAAATTCACCAAAATTATTTTTTCTTAGTGCTCAAGTAGGTAATTGACTTTATTAAACTTGAAGTCAGTTACATTTTCTGTCTTAGTTTCGGCTTGTTCGTTGATTGGTTCAACGTATCCTGCAAAAACGTCTGTATTATCATTTTCGTCAAGTTCGTCTTTGCTTCCGAGAACATCTTCTGATTCTGTGATAATATCAACAACGGTGTCGATCTTTTCGGAAACTTCTTCAAATCCTTTTCCTTCAAGCATGACTAAGACACGTTCCTTTTGGGATTCTGTTAGTCCTTCAGTCTTAGTAGCAATTAGGAGTCCGGTCTGAAGCTTCTCAACCTTGTCAGCGAGAGCAATCTTTTCGGAGAGGGATTCGTTGAGTTTGGTCTTTAGGGTCTTGGCTTCTGAAGTAGCGGATTCGACAATTTGTGAGCCTTCGGAATCAAGAGCAACAAACTGTGATTCGAATAGATGCTGAATTCCCTTAATTAGAGGAGCGTAGGTTTCGTTAATAGCAACTGATTCAAGTAGCTCATCTGAAATCTTTGAAGAAATTTCGAGATCGAGGAACTTGTCAAGCTTGTCAACAACATTCTCTTCTAGAGTTTGGGCCTTTTCAGCGAACTCTTCTTCAAGCTGGGAGCGGATTTCGGAAACCTTCTCTTCAACTTCTTTAGCAACATATCCTTCAGCCATTTCCTGAATCTTTTCAATAGCGGTTTCCTTGAATAGTTCGGACTTGGTTTGATACTCTTCTTCTAGAGCGGCAGTCTTTTCAGCAACGGCCTTTTCGACTTCCTGCTTAGTAAACTCTTCTGCGAGATTTTCTAGTTCGGCTTTGACTTCTTCTACAATTAGATCGGCGCGAGTCTTTGCCTTCTCTTCAATTAGAGCGGTGATTGACTCTTCAAGCTGAACGAAATCTTCAGGAGAGAGGGATTCTTTAAATTTTGCTAATACACTCATTATTGTTAAACCTCCGTAATGGTTACAATTATTTAGGAAAGACAGTATTTATATTTTGGGAGTTTTGGGGAAAATGTGGAAATGGGTATGAAAAAAGCCAAGAAATTGTGGTTCCTTGGCTTTAATGTAAATATTTTAAATATTATAGAACTGCGTTAATGTATCTCTCATAAGTATCCATCGCGGACATAGCTTGGTTAGCCTTCTGCAACATCGCTACTACGGTTCTTATCAAATTACCATCTGTAGTTTTCATATCTTCAGAAATAGAATCTAATTTAAAAGCTTTTGTGCTTAGAACATCCACGATTTCTCCATTGTAGATAAAATCAACTTCAAAATGAAGCGTAGATTTGTCTTTATTTGTCTTTTTAATAATAAACTTATTTATTTTTTTATTAAAAGTAATATATATTTATATTACTCAGGCTGATACTCAGTCTTAAGCAAATCAAGCAATCCGCCAATAGAACTTCTTGCAGGTATTGCGTAAGGTATCAACCTAGTTGCATTAGCAGGGTTTGAAGTAAGTATTTTAGCAGCTCCGTAATTTATAGGTGACATTAACCACGGGAATACACTATTGTAAGCCTCACGTCTTGCAGTTTGTGAACCTTCTTTTAGCATAGGATAGCCGCGCGTTATTGTTGCAATATCATTTATCTCACCGGGCAATTTACCTTGTTTCGCAAAGTTGCCAAAGTCTCTATAAAACTGATTTGTTAGCAAACTAGGCGATACATCACCAGTTACAGGATTGATAATGTTGCCTTTTTGTACTGTATTTAATACTGAAAATTGCTTATCATTCAATAGCCATTCAGGACTTGCACTGCCCCTAGCAGCGTCATCAATAGAATTTAATACACTCTTATAGGCATTACCTAATTGTGACTTGCCTGCTTTAAATGCTGTATCAGCCGCATCTCTTAAATCTGTACGCCAAATTTGGTATTGTTCGCCTGTAATACTTCCAGATTGAACACCTTGTTTTATGCGCTCCATGTCGCCTTTAAATTGGCCTGTATTTCTTAGGCTTTTTTTAAGTTGTACAGTTGCATCGTCAATGCTTGATAGTATGTTTTGTTCGCCTTGTGGGATA